ATAAACCTCTTATAATTATTCACTTAATTACCTCTTTTCTAAAATCCAAAGATATGTTGCATTCTTGTGAAGTTACCACAACTAATTACAATATTTTTCAATACCTTGTGTCATGATATCTCTTAATTCATCTTCTTCATATGTAGAGCCAAACTGCGACCAACTACATTCTGTATCATTGTGTACTAACGCAAGTTTAAATACACTGCCACCATAATTCTTATATGCATCTAATTTGATAGCTTTAATATGAGGAATTTCTAAATACCAATTATGCTCTTTATATTCAAACTGGATATTAGTAGCTTGACCAAAATTATAATCAATGAATTTAACGTTATTCATATACTCAATATCAAGAAGTTTTTTAATATAATCAATATACCAATCATACATTTCCTTTTCTTTATACTTCTTTCTTTTATCAAGTTTGTTACCATCAGTATCCTGATTCTTTGATAACATATTTAACCATTCTCTACACATTTTAATTGTAGACGGCTGATCGAGTAGCATATACTGAATGTTCTCTTTATAAGTGCGAAATGCCTGTTGTTCAATAAGATCATATTCATTTTTTACATCATCCAATGCTTGTTTCTTTGCTGACAATCTTCTTTCTGCTTGTGCAAACTTATTTAATGAACCCATTTCATATTCGCCATTATAGCTATATGTATCATTTTTATATACTAAAGACATTAATTCACCTCTTTTATTTTTTCTAACTCCTATCCTCTCTTTGCGTCCAAAGAAAACCTGAATTTACTTACCAATAGTTACTAGAATTATTATCATTATGTTCAAAATCATCTGCTGTTTCTGAACACTCTCTTGATAATTTCATTGTATCTTCATCATTCCAACCATATTCTGAATCAAGTCTATTAAGTCCTAAATGTTTCTTAATGTCATCCTGATTGGCTAAAATCTGACTCAATGCCTGAAATAACAATCTTGTTTCTTCGTCTCTCATATATCAAACCTACTTTCTGTTTAC